TGTGGTTTGTATAATACTACTTCTTGACCATCAAAATGATCAGCATCAATAGTTCCTTCCTGACCTCTATCAACATTCAGTGAATCTGTAGTAATAGATACAATCTTTAATACTTCATTACCAACCTTAACCAGATCATTCTGAGCAAACCCTGTAACATCATCAACAGTTAGTTGTGTTGCACCTTTTGCAAATCCAATATGATCAATATATAATGTCAATCTTGATGTACTAGTTGATGCTCCAGATCTTGCAAGACTTTCATCAGCAACACCAAGATAATCACCCTTTCTATAACCAGTACCTTGATTCTGTATTGTAACATTTGATACAATACCTGCTGCTGAAACGGTAATGCTTGCAGTAGCACCAGTACCTGTGCCACCAGTTAAAGGAATATTGGTATATGTATTAGGTGCATAGTCTGCTCCACCATTGAGTATATCATAACGTCCTATACCTGTATCATTAATGGTTGACTTATTTGCACGTTCCAAAAATGTAACATTTTGATACAAACGCTTTCTTACATACCAAGTTTTAGTTTTAGTAATGTCATTAGGTATAATATCAATTGTGACTTCATCATTGATACCAAGACCATGATTAGATGTTGTCTCTACAAGAGCAACACTCTGATTAACAATAAATGGTTCTAAGTTATCACTTAAAGAAGTTAAAGTAATAATTCTAGATCCAGAAGTATTAAAGAGATTAGAAGATTGTAAGAAATAAGTATCATCAACAATCCATGTTCCTGTAAGAACTTTTATCTTAACAGTATTCTGATTATTAGTTCCTTCTAATACTTCAGCAGTAGCAATAGGTGCATTAATACCATCAGTAAGACTTAATGTTGCACCTTCTGTATATGAACTATCTTGATCTATTAATAAAGAGAATGTTTTAATATCAGCAGAGAATGTTCCTGTATTATCAAATGTTCCATTGACATTCTTAAGAACGATAACGTTGTCGCTTGCAACATTTCCTACTATTTCACCATAAGCACTTGATGATGGTTGTCTTAATGTATCATTAGCAAACAAATATGCAGTCTGTATTGTAGTTAACTTAACAACTTTATCTTCTTTAGTTTGTATGTAAGATACATCCTTTCCTTTAATTGAAGAAACAATTGCTTCTACTTCACCACCTTCCGTTCCTTTATTATCAAAATAAACTTTAGAGTTAATAGAGAAATTCTCAGAAGATCTCTCTACAGCAACATTATCTACTGTACCAGATTTTATTTCAGATATCTGAGCAACAACACCCTCTCCATTCCTAGACATACCAACAGTATAGAGTCTCTTGGCACTCTTAGGAACATCATTCTGATTAATATTAGAATTGTAATTACTGTCTACTGGTAATGAATAGAAATTCTCTCCAATAAAGTATGGGAACTGTGGATTCTGATTACTATCAATAGTTAAGAAATATGCATATGTTCCTTGTGGAAAATCGGGAGTAACACAGAACCTACCATTATTATCATCTAATAATCCACTCTTATGATTGTATGTGTAATCATTAACGAAACTTCCTAAAGGATATGTTGCTGTAGAAGGACCACCAACACGACTTCCATTAAGTGAATAACCAGAAGTCATTCTTTTAATAGGAGATGTTGCATCTAGTGGATCTTCATAACCAAAAGCACCATATATGGGGTTACCATCATAAGCAAAACCTATGATAGGTGAATGTGTCTTAGTTGCTGGTTCAGTACCAGCACCATTTAAGTTATCATTTAATGCAACTCTTAATGATTTGGGGTTAGCAACATGAGCATAACCATAATCTAACGCACCATTATAATTCTGGAATAGATATCCATTCTCAGTATCTAAGTTATTTTCATACTTTACATATCTGTTATAATTCCATTCTTTGAGAAGAGGTGTTCCTGTAGCACCCTCTCCTGCTGGAATTATATCAACTATAACATTTGCTTGAGTATAAAAGTTTCCTTCTTCTACTTTTTCAAATCCTGAGATCTTACCATCAGTAAGAAGTGTATTAAATTCAGCAAATCTACCTCTACCAGCATTATCTCTGATTCTAACGGTAGGAGGAGATGAATAAAACTCTCCAGCATTGTTAATACTAAGACTAGTTACTCCACCACCTGTTACAACAGCAGTAACTTCAGCATTTCTACCAGATGTGATAGTAATCTCAGGTGTTCTTGGGAATACATCATCAGTATCAACTATAATACTCTCTACTACATTACCTGCTAATACAGCTCTTGCTTTATTTGGTACACCATCAATCAAAACATTAGGAGGAGAAGCATATCCTCTTCCTTGTGTATTAATTTTTATTTCTTCTAATTTACCATAACGTATACTTTCCTCATCCCTGAAACCGTAGGCCAGGACACCGTTTACAAGGACACCAATATCACGTTTTGGAGTTTTATATACTTCTGTTGTTCTAGTTGCTTCTTTCCTTATAATACGAAGAAGCTTCTGATCTTTAACTTCTTGTGTTACTGTTGATCCATCTAATATGTCATATGATGGATAACTTGAACTATTGATATAATAATACTGATCATCAGCAAATATAGCAGATACGTTAGTTTGTACCTGATCTAATGCAGTTTCTACTGCTGTATTAGTTGGAGCAGAAACAGAACCTGTTACAAGTTGCCATCTTGGTTGATTAGTGCCAGTTTGAACAATCTTAGGATCATTTGTCTCAAATCCTGGATTACCAATCTGAATTTCATCACCAACTGATGAATGTGGATGTGAATCAGAAGGAGAAAGGTTGTATACAACACCAAGTGTTAATAACTGAACCGTGGTATCCTTTACTATAACTGGTTTATAGACAGATGCACCTACATTATAACTTAATGGTGCAGTACCTCTACTCTTAATAACAAACTGAGTTACTGTCTTATCATCATAACTAATAACTTCATCATCTATTAAAATCTCTCCTTTTGGTTCCCAACCAACTGTGGAAAACACATCTACTCTTTTTCCAACACCTTCATTAGAATTAAGAATTCTTTCTAGTCTAGTTTTGGTAGAAATTGCAAATGTTCCATTAACTGTTTCAGGAGCAAGTACTATATTCCATATAGTTTCTCCATCAGCAGTATTATCTGGATATACGTTATCTACAATAGCATCTGCATAACCATATTCTTCAGTTGGACTCTGTGCAATCTTCTTACCAACTAATGTTTTAGGATCTCCAGTGATAACCTTAACTTTCAAGGCATAAACACTGATCCAATCAGCATTAGATGACTTATATGTAAAATCTTTAGGATTGTATACTTCAGGTTTATTACTTACATCCTTAGCAACAATCGTATTGAAAATAAATTCAATAGAACTATGTGTTCCCTTTGCCTTATAAAACTTTTGTATATTCTTAATAAGGGTTCTCTTATCAACTTCACCCTTAAGATACTTTTCAGGAAAAGAACCTAGATACTGACTCTCAAAATTCTTAACTAATGCATATAAGAAAAGACTACTAACATTATATGCTGTCTCACCAGAGTTGTGTGGTGCAGCAGTGCTGCTAGAGAAGGATGTACTATCATATAGGTCACCAAGTGTCGTATTACCACTAACACCTCTTACACACTCTCTCAGCTCAGTATCAGTACGTGTGGCATAAAATACAATTTCATCGCCAATCTTTACGTATCCGTTTTTCTGTGGAAAACTCGTCGCATCTTGTAGTACAATTGTATCATCAGAACTAGTAATACTAGCATCCAAGATAGTAGACTGTCTAAGAATATTTTGTTCATAATAGTCAATATTGGCATAATCCTGTAAGTTGCTGGCAATGTCTAAAGGACCACCATGAACTTCCTGTCCTTCATAATATTTTTGAATAAACTTAGTGAAAAGTGGATATTCAGTACTTATGAAATCGGGTAGTTGAGACTCAATAAGAGTTGATATTCTTTTGGTCTTGATTGCTACCATTACTCTTTATATGCAACGAAACTGGAATTTGCTATGTCAACGTCAAGATACATCTCTCGAAGTGCCTTGATATCATTAGATAGTGGTTTTACTCTTAGCGAGATACGGTTATCAAAGAAACTACCTTTTATGATAGTTAAGTCATAAAGTTTAAGTTCACCTTTAGCATAATCAATATCACCAACTTCCTTGTCTAGGACTACTTTATCGCCAGTTGTAGGATCTAGTCTATATAGTACAATTTTCTTGTCTCTATCCTCTAGATACACATCATATGTGGGATGTTCTGTAACTCTAAACCCTGTTGACGACAGGACTGGATCATCACAATCTTCATCGAAAGCATTTTGATAACACACTTCATAGAAGAAAGTTGAATTTAATTGAGGATAGAAATCTCTCCTCATAGTGACAGCAGTTAAGTTAGAATTAATACTGCGATCAACATCATCAATTACACCAGTGAACTTACTATGTCTAAATTTACCTCTAAACTTTTCAGTCCCACTAGTCTCACTATAAGACTGTACTGCTGTTATTACTTGATCTCTTATTTGAGCAGGAGTAAAATCAGTCTTCAACCCATCATAATATATGCTACTTGTTAACTCTACATGTAGTATGGCAGGGTCTAATATTACTGGTTCGACACTAGCAACAACATATTTCTTTAACTCATCAATAATATGATTCTTGGTTAAAGATGTTAAGTAGGATGCATCTTTTGGTTTTAATACTATAAAGACCTTTCCATAACTAGGAGGTTCTTGTTCTTCTCCACCAAATATAATAATGTCACTGGTAGCAGGATATATGTTACGAACGATAGCACCGTAATCATCTGAGGTTACAGCACGATCTTGTGCTCCATATATCTTAGGAGCATTAAATTTGATCTTCTCTGTAGACTCCTTCTCTTCGCCTCCAGCAGATGCAACTGATGATATAATGGAAACATCATAAGCACCAGGAGTAACACCCTGAGTGTTCTCTAAGATGCCTTGGAACACAAAGGATTTAACACCATTAGACTGTGGACCAGTTGTTGTGATGTAAGAAGCAACAATTCTTGTATTTGCTTCTAATTTTTTACCTAATACACCATCACCAAACTTAATTTCATAACGTCCATCATCTATTTCATCCAAATAGAAGATTTTTGACGTACTATCAACACCTAATATGTTATCTGCAACAAGATATGGTTCATTAAATGATCCACCACTAGGAAATACTGATACAGAAAGAGTATTTGTATCAATATTAGGGTTTTGTAAAATAAATCTTTGATTAGGAGTGGCAGAATTAATAGTCCAAGTGTTCGTTACCATTGTTCCCTCTCTTAAAGGAACATCCGTAAATGTTGCAACGTTATTTGAAACCTGAGCCAATACATCACTTTCAACAATATACTTATAGATTGAATTATCAAAGGAAGTAATAAATCCACTTCCTTTCTTAAGTATTAGTTCCGTATCAGTAG